TCAAGTAGAAACTATATAGTAGACTTCCTCTGACATGTATCGGACATTTCTTCCCATAGATAAATTCATTGCTGTGATATTCTCCCATATTATTACAGCCTCTAGGAAATGCTATCTCTTCTGCTGGCATATTCTTAAAATCATTTTTAGTTTTTTCAATAAATTTTTGAAGAGTTTTTTCATCCGCCGTGAGAGTCAATTTAACCGCTTCTTTGAGAGAAGCTCTGACCGGAGCGGGCGTTGATGAACGAACAATTTCTAACCCCATAACTTTTAGTTGAGGAGTTTGATACCTTGTTCCTTCATTGTCATAAACATTCATAGCATATCTTTTCTTGGCAACCCAGATAGATTTGTCTGCTATGGCTTCTCGTTTGAAAAATATCTTTTTCTCATACGCATTAGTATAGTCTACTAATTTATCCATCGCCTTTGAAATGCAAGGTTCAATTTGTTCAGTGCCAACTTTGTCCAGTATGTCAACAAGTTTTTCTTTGTCTTTGCCAGCAAAAAATTTATCTACAAGTCCTTTCATTGTGATGTAACAGGAATCTGTATCGGAATAGAAACTATATACTTCATCCTCAGTTCCACAAACTTCGTTCATGTATTCGTCTAACGCTTTAGCAGTTTCACGAATAATAACTTGACCTGACAATGTTATACCTTCAGCAATTCTCGTATCAAAAAATCTGAAATAAGCATTCGCCATCGCACCATAGAGTGAGTTGAGTTGAATTTTACGAGCCATCTGAAAGTTATTGTATTTAGCAATATCCTTTTTGTATTTAGGATCCTTTGTATCTTCAAAAAGTTGTTCGGACTCCTTCATTAGTTTTTTATATTTCAAACGATCATCAAAAAACTTTTGAACAATCTCTGGCATGTATCCTAGTTTGTCTCTAGAAAAACATTGACCATTAGAAGCGATTGCATTTTTAGTGTTGAATGAGTACTTGCGTTCTAACATACCATCTACAGTCACATCATACACTTCACCAGGTACTAGTGTCTCTGGAGACATGTTGTATTGCATAATAATAGAAGGATACAGTGAAGTAGCGTCAAAACTTTCTACCCACTCATAAGAACCTGGTTCAGGTTCCTGTACATACGCCCCTGCTATGCTCCTATTCTCTTTGAGTTCTTTTTGCCCAAATACTACATTCTGTTTCCACAGATGATTGTACAGCAAACAGTCCCAAGTTTTTACAGGAGAAGCTACATCAGAATAATTCATCTTACCATCGTATGCCATAGTAAAACAAAGTTCAATCAATTTAAGTTTGTCTTCTAGTTCATCTACGAGAACGGTATCAATGATATTATATTCAACAAATAAGTTCCAATCCTTTTCGTAAAAGTCCTTAAATGAATCGTGCGGATTCTCTAGCTTCTTGTGACCCAATTCAACTTCAGTAATATGATCTAGCTTGTATGACTCTCTAGTGACATAAGTAAACTTCCTGTACAAGTCTAAGTAATCTAACTGAGCTATTCCCCATATATCGTACCTCAGAAATTGACGATTTCCTATCTTAACCTCTTTTCTTTTGATGAGACTGAAAGGACTGAATCCTTTTTTCATATCATCGCCAAAAAGTTTCTCTGTTCTAACAACCATGTAGGGAATATCAAATAACTGAATGTTCCAACCAGTGACAGCATCGGGGGGATCCGTAACCCACCAATTCAAAAAATCATTCAACAATGCTTTTTCGTCTTCACACCAGCGGTAATCAACATTCAAGTGTGCTGTATGTTCAGTAGGAGTATACTCTCCGCAGCCCCAAGTAATTATTTCCTTAGTGTGTGCATCTTGAATAGTAATCAGTGTAATTTCTTCTAAAGGGTTCAATACATCAGGGAAGCCATGTTCTACTGTAGTTTCAATATCTATTGAAATAAGTTTTATTTTGCTTTGGTCCCAGGGAACTTCGTCAGGAAACTTTTCAGTTAGATATTGATAGTTCCAATCAGACTGACCATAAATCGGATAATTAGAAACATGAGAATAGTTATGGATAAATTCTTTAGCTTCAGTATTAGATTGAAACTTTACAGGAGAAACATTTTCTCCGAACATTGACTGATACTTGCTTGGCTTATCAGAAGGAACGAATAAAGTAGGTTGAAAATCGTGTCTGGCTGTCTGTCGTTTGCCAGTTTTACTGATACCCCTGTAGAGTATCTTGTTGCCGTAGTGTTTAGCGTATGTGTAGAACATTAAAACTCCCTATCATTTTAAACATTATACAATGAAGGGAGTCATATGTCAAGTGCTTAAACAGTAACTATGCCCTCGGCTATTAGTCTTTCTCGGTTAGCTAGGTGTTGCTCTTGTATATCATCTTTCGATTGGCCTTCATACCTAACTGCATGGCCTTCTTTAATCAAAATATCTCCTGCAAGACAATAGCGGTCTTCCTCTGAGTAGTAAACTACAAAGTCGCCTAAAATACGACCAAATTTTCCTTTCATGTCTTCGCCGTCTTTCGCTACACGAGTTTTTAGTACAGCAGTTTTACCGAGAAGGCTTTTCAGTCTTGCACCAGCAGCTTTACCGAATTTCTTTTCGACCTTATCACGGGTTCTAGACTCAGGTGTGTCTATTCCCATCATGCGAACTCTCTCGTCCTTTAACCAAACACCGAACCCAAGATCAATGTCAACGTCAACGGTATCTCCGTCCACAACCTTTCTTATTGTTGCTCTATATTCGTACATAGTTTATCCTGTAATCACTTGTTTGATAGAGGATGTTGCTACCTTATCATCAGGTACAACGATGCCACTACCAAATCTTTTATTATATTCATTTAACAAATCAGTAGAGGGACTGTATACCGAAACAACATGCATAGGCATAATCGGGACAATATTATCTTTTGCATAGGGGGCGTAAGGAGTTAGGCCGAGTACAAATTCGTACTCATTCTCAGGCTTAGGCCTCATCATGATATAACAAGGCTTTTCAATTTGAAGCATTCGTCCGCCTTCAAGGGTTACCTCTGTAACAGAACCAATGATATCTTCTCCTGAGGAGAGTTTTATAATTTGTACTTCGGCCATAACAAAATCCTATATTCAGTTCACTTTAATTTCTTTTGGTTTCTTCTCTTCGGGAATAATTCTTACAAGAGAAATACATAACATACCATTTTTAAAATCAGCATCTAGCACCTCAACGTCTTCTGACAAAGCAAAAGTGCGTGTAAAGTTTCTAGCTGCAATACCTTTATGAAAGTATTCTTTTTTATCTTCACCACGATCTTGCACACCTTGAACAACAAGTTTGTTGCCTTCTGGTACTACATGAATGTTGAATTCATCTTTCGTGAATCCAGCCGCAGCGATTTCAATGACGAAATTTTCATCGTCTTGTTTGATAATGTTATACGGGGGATAGTTATTAGATAATTCAGAAACATTTTCTAAGTTATCAAACATCTTATCAAAGCCCACGGTGAATGGACGAACATTATCTAAAATTTCAGCCATGCTGGCCACATTGTACTTACGAGTTACCATCTTGCGTCTCCTTTTCAGCGAGTATGTAATGGGACCCTTACGGCGTCCCGGTATTGTGTCAGATCAACTGACGAAACTATTTATACAAGATTTATAATTTGTTTTATCTTTTTTTACCAATATTATATTTAGGTACTAATTGCCAATCTGTTTTCTCTTTAAAAGAAACTATTTTGACTTGGCTCATAGGACAACCTACTAATTCCTCTGTATTGAGTATTTCAACTAGACCCCATTCTTGTAAAAGTTTACCGATAGTATTCCTTCTTTGAATATCATTTTCAGTGAAATCAGCTACTTTTCCATCAAGAGCAAACAACTCTTTAAAGTGAGTTATAAAATATCTTCCTTGCTTGTGCAGGATATGACAAGACTGATAAAGAATCTGATCTTTGCGGGAAGCTACCCCAATTCTTGAGAGGGTTTCTTTTATTTTTAAAAAGTTTTCTGGGTTGTCTAATTTGATTTCTAACGGAGAGTATCCAGGATAATCAATGTCAAAAAAATTACTACGGTCGTTCATTTTTCAAATACCTATATTATTACGACTTCAATTCACATAGGTATTTATAATTTTCCCCCTTTAGAGGTTTGTAACTTCAATTTTATAAGCTCTACATCATCTTCAGATAGAATACGCAATGCTTCTTTTGCTTTGATGAAGCTATAACCAAAAAATTCTTGAACTGCTTTTATATTAGACTCTTCAGACTTTATCCACTTGTTATATCTTTTTCCTTTTCTAACTACACCTTTCAAAAAATCAAACTGCATCTTTTTATCCAGATGTGGGCGAGAGTTCATCTCGTTGCCAGCAATAACAGTATCGGGAGAATAACCCATAGCACGATTAATAATGAAAGGATTATACTCTTTTTCAGTTCGCTCATCTAGTATCAGATCCTCTTTTGTATAATTTATTGCTTGAACATAATCAAAAGGACTTATCTTTTTGATTTTTTCCTCAAAGTCTTTTTCGTTTATATCCTCTTCAGGAGGACCTAGTT